CTGTCTTGGTTATCAAAGAATGAAGCATCAAAACCTCTCTGCCATTCTTTACCTTGAACAGTATCAGGATCATATTGATTCCTCAACCATCCCCTACTAAAAGCATAAGCACCTTGACCATATTGAATCTTCAAAGGTGCTGAACGTTCCCCATTATGTTGTCTCTTTGGCTGCATTAATGTCTCCCTTAAGTTGTGAAATTGCTAGGTTATGACAATCTGATTTTACCACATAACCATTACTAGGGTCTTTGTCACCCTTCTTCATAAACACACTGTCTCTAATATACTGATGTTTATTATACACTCCTAAATACCATCCAACAGTGAAATCATTCTTCACCCTAACAAAGGCGTAGTAGTCACACTCTTGAGTATCATTAAGAGCAGCGATAGAACACTCATAAGTTTCAAGAGGCTTCACAGAAGTTTGCTTTGTTTTAACATCTACAGTGGTTCCATCCTCCATTACTAAATCGTATTCATATGTGTTAGCTAATGTACCACCCATCACCTTCTGTGCTATAGCTTCACCTAGGAAGCCAGCTATATTGCCTGCACCTCTGGTGATGGAGTTACGTAGCTGTCCCATCTCTGCTGCTTTGTCTCTGGCCTCTATCAGCATATCTCCTGTGATAATAACTTCTACCATTAATGAACATCCTCCAATGTATAGAAGTCCCCATAGTAGATGTAACAGAATGGTAGTTTGATTATCATGCCTTCAAAGGCCATCATTTCTTCCTCATCATCTCCTGTATCAACAACGTGATAGACGTTATTACTATACTCAATATCAAAACCAATACCTTGTCGTAGTCCATAACTAATAGACATTATTTATTCTCCTTATTATCTTCCCAGCGTGTCTTAGCAATGATGTAATTCTTTACTAAGCTACTACGTACAATATCTTCAATGCCAAACTCAATCTCAATAAACTCCTTCATGCTACGAAGAATAAATAAGAAATCTAACAATCCACTCTTATCATCTTTCTTCTTCAAATCAACCTGCCTGTAGTCACCACATAAAAAGAATTTAGATGTATGACCAATGCGAGTGATGATTGTATCTAGCTCATGCATGGTACAGTTTTGGCTCTCATCTAACAACACAATGGCATTGTTAAATGTTGTGCCTCGAATGAATGATGTAGATAGAAACTCAACATAGTTTTGTTCTACCAACCTATCCCATGCGTCCTTACGTTTAAACAGATCAGCAGCAATTTGTTTATAAGGCTCTGTAAACATACCCATCTTTTCATCGGCATCACCGGGCAAGTGTCCCATCTCTCTGCTTTGAACTGAGCTACGAATAATTACCAGCTTCTTATAAGGGTTGGTATTATCCATCACTTCCTGTAGAGCTTTATAAAAAGCAATGTATGTCTTGCCTGTACCTGCAACACCTGACAAAGCACCGAAGTAGCTGCCTTGTTGGTACTGATCAAAGAACTCTTTTTGCTTAGCTGTCTTAGGCTTGACCAAGGAGATGTCATTTAGTTTAATTTTAAGACGTTGTTGCTGTGGGGGGGAAGCTGTCTCTGTTGTTGCTGTATCAACTGATTGTCGCTTATTACGAGTAGCCATTAGTTTCCTGATTGTTAGTTAAAGAAAAAGCGTATATATCATTACAACACATACGCTTTCATTATAGCCTACTTAAGCAGCTTTTCCCCATACATCAGCCCAGTCTCCTTTAGTAGCACCTTTACTGTAATCAGTCACCTTCTGCTCAAAGAAACTAGTGTGGGTAACACCCAGCATACCGTCTACCCACGGCAATGGATTCTTTTTAATCTTATAGATTCCCTTCATACCCATAGAAATTAAACGTCTATCGGCAATGTAACGAATGTATAGTTTAACGTCCTCTGCTGTCAGCCCATCAAATGTACACATGTTAAAAGCTAGGTCAATGAAAGCATCCTCAAGATCTACCATCTTCTTAGCTATCTCTTTAATAGCATCCGAGCTAGACTCTTTAGGATTCTGTCTAACCCATTCACGGTACACTTTAATCATACCGTCTGCATGCATAGACTCATCTGTCTGACTCCAAGCGATAATCTGACCCAGCCCTTTTAGCTTGCCGTTACGTGCAAAGTTTAGCAACATAACAAAGCTTGAGAACAATTGCATGCCTTCACCAAAGGCAGAGATGGTAGCAATCTTTTCAGCCATAGGCTTGTCGTCTAAGCCTTGTATATACTCATGCTTATCCACCATCTCACCGTACTCTAGAAACTCGTTGTAGGTTGATTCAGGTAGGCCAAGTGTTTCAATGAGGTGAGCATATGCTGCTACATGTAACGCCTCACGTCCAGCAAACCCACTCATCATCATCCTTACCTCAGGCTGCTTAAACGTAGGGATGTAATGGGTGTAGTAACCATCACCAATGTCTAAGTCACCCTGCACAAAGAAGCGCAATATCTTTGATAGAAATTCACGCTCTTCTTTATTTAGTTTCTTTTGGTAGTCTTTGACATCCTCACCCATAGACACTTCGCTATGTAGCCAGTGACTCTGCTCATGCTGTAACCAAGCGTCATACGCCCAAGGGTAAGTAAATGGTTTGAAGCTACTACGCTCTTGTGTTAAATCTTTTTTCATTAGTTATTCCTTTGTTACCAATGTCGCCATGTGTTGGCAATGATGTGAAGGCAGGTGATTATTTCTAACCACCGTACCAAAGATAGTCTTACTAACCTTCGCATTTCGTTATACTTTTATACCCTGTTAAATTCTATCGTAGTTCATTCGCAGGCTAAACAACTATCACCGTTAACTACAGAAGATAAATCAATATTATCTTCAATAGCTCTGCGCTCTACAGCGGCACCAACCTTATCAGCCTTACGCACTTTATCACTACGCAGGTAGTACAAACTCTTGAGTCCATTCTTCCATGCCGAGAAGTGAATGGTATGTAAATACTTGATGGATGTGTCAGGTGGAAAGAACAGATTTAAGCTTTGACCTTGATCAATATATTTCTGTCTATCACCAGCTAGCTCTACCAACCAACGCTGGTCAATCTCCATAGCTGTCTTAAACGAAGCCTTCAATGTATCGTTAATAGATAGGTGCTGCACACTACCATCATTGGCAATGATTGATGCCCAAGTGTCATCATCGTCCATGCCAAGGCGTTGTAGTTCATCCTGTAGAAATCTGTTCTTATATACATGTGCTCCACTCAAAGTGTCTTGTCTAAATACGTTAGCGCGGTAAGGCTCAATAGAAGGACTAGTGTTGCCCATGATTAAACTACTGCTTGCATTAGGTGCAATAGCCATTGTATGACTAAAACGCTTATGAAGCCCAGAAGAAAGTGCATCAGGACAACTACCACGTTCCGTAGCCAGTTCTTCATTCGCTTTATCAGCATGTGTTTTGATGTGCTTAAATATTTCATTGTTAATAATCTTAGCCATCACACCTTCCATAGGAATTGTGTTCTTCTGTAGGTATGCATGAAAGCCAAGTGCTCCTAAGCCTACACTACGCTCCATCATGGCTGAATGTGTAGCTCTGTCAATGACACCAGCTGGTGCATCCTTGATAAACACTTCCAACACATTGTCCAACATCTCTAACACATCCTTAATAAACTGTGGATGGTTCTTCCAGTTGTCATAGTATTCTAAGTTTAGTGAAGACAGACAACACACAGCTGTACGTTCTTTACTTGTTGGAAGAAAAATTTCCGTACATAAATTACTACCATTGATAGATAGTCCTTTGTCTTTCAAGTGCTGTGGTAGCTGTCGGTTAGCTTCATCAATAAAGACGAAGTAAGGTTCACCTGTTTGCATACGCAACTCTAACAGCTTCTGCCACAAATACTTAGCCGAGATGGTATCTACCACTTCACCATTAGATGGATTGATTAGTTCCCATGTATCATCAACATCACCATCCTTCATACATGCTTCAATAAGGTGCATAAACTTGTCAGTGATGTTAACACCATGATGCAGGTTTAATGTGCGTAGGTTCTGATCACCTGTTGGCTTACGCATCTCAATGAATTGAATGATGTCAGGATGACTAATGTCTAAGAAAGCTGCGTAGCTACCACGCCTTGTACGTCCTTGACGATAGGCCAAGCTGCTGCTGTCATAGATTTTCAAGTGTGGCATAACACCTACACTCTTGTCATCGCTGTTGCGTATGCCTACATGCACACCAACACCGCCTCCCAACATACTTAGCCAGTTCGTCTCTGATAGATTTTCAACCAAACCCTCTGCACTATCATCCATATAGTTGAGGAAACAGCTAATAGGAAGTCCACGCTTACTACGACCATAAGAAAGAATAGGAGTGCTATAACTGAGCCAATGCTGACTGCTATAGTCATAAAGTCTTTGAGCATGCTCAGGGCTACTTGCAAACTTTTCCGATACATAGGCAAACCTTTCTTGGGGGCTGGTCTCATTGTCCATCATATAGCTTTCTTTAAGACGTTGTAGTCCTAAAGCATCAAACAAACTATCTCGTGTGTAATCAATTTTCATTATTGTATTATGTTGTAGGGAAAGAAAAGGCAACCGAAGTTGCCACAGAGGGAAAGGTAGTTATATCAGGATTCTTCTTCTGGTGGTGGTACGTATTCCATCAGCAACCGCTTATGTGTTTCAGCTAATGGGTGGTCATTCATGATGACCACACCTAATAACTCTAACACATCTACCACATCATCCACTGTCTTCAACGCTTCTCGATTTAAAATAAACATCAGTCTTCTTCTTTATTAAAACATTGGGACATAAATTCTACCACAACACTAGCAGAAAACTCTTCCGTATCAGCAAAGAACATTATGTTCTCTGTTGTTTCGTTGGTATCACTGTCAATACATTCTATATAAAACTGCTTAGACATTACTGTCTCCTTTAAACAACGATGGGAACTCTTTAGCTAACACAGCCTTACATTTATCTGCTACATATCGGTGCTCTTTCTGTGTAGC